CTGTGTTACTCTTTCCGGGAACATCAATCATTCCATTCTTATGTGGATTAGCATCTGTGTTTACCATGTCTTCTTGTGGCATTGCAGGTACTTCTAATCCTCTCGCTGCCTCTACTACAGGCTGTTGAGCAGGTTGTGGCGTAGGTGTAGGAATAGGTTGTTGAGCAGGCTGTGGAGGTGTTTCATTTTCTGTTTGCACAGGAAGTCTTTGTGCCATATCTGGTCTTGCGTCTTGTTTAGCACCATACAGTTTTTCTAATACTTCTTCTTTATTTTCTACGTTATATAAATTACCATATTGCTCTACAGTTATCTCCTCTTCAGGCGGAATCATATCCTCAGAAACTTCTCTTTCTCCTTTTGGATATTTTCCTGTTCTACCTTTAAAATCTAATACAAAAAATTCTTCAACAAAAGGTGCTAAAGTATCAAATCTTTTTAATTCTTCAGGACTTAGATTTTTTTCATATTTTTCTCTAAGTCGTAAACTGTCTACGTTTACATCACCCCTACCTAAAAACTCATGATCTAATTGTTCCATGGATAAACCTGCTGGCTGTTCCATAGGTTGTTCTACGGGTATTTCACCGTTTGCTATCATATTTTCGTTTCCTACGACCATTTACCAGTTTCCATCATTTTTGCTAATATGTTTGCTCTTGTTTTTACCTGACCTGCCCACTTGCTGTCCAACATTTGTTTACTAGCTTCTTTATAATTGCCAGTCATTACAGCTTTAAAAAACTTAGGCCATTCTTGTTCATTAAATCTAGATACACCCATGTTAAATACCATGTCTATAATTACAGTCTTTCTAGGTTCATTTAAGTTTTCCATAAACACCCAGTGATTTACTTCTCTTAACACTCTGTCTACATCATTGGACAATAACATCTTTGCCTCTTCTTCTGTAATACCAAGACCATCTCCGGCTACGTTTCTACCTACACCAATGGTAGGATGTCCAACTAAAGTGTCTCCAGCTCTTATCTCTTTACCATTTGCATCATCGTACACTTTTAACTTCATACCTTCATGCAAGATAAGTTTTTCTATTAGTTTATTTCTCGTATCTTTAGTAATCATTTTTTAAATTGTCCTATTGATTTCAAACCAAAACTAGCACCAATACTTGCAAGAATACCCCAGCTCAACCAATCAGGGCAATCTTCTCTCAAGAATCTAAACCCATCAGATAAATATGGCTGTGCAGCAGGAATGAAGCACGCTACTATGATAGAGATGAAACAAATTGTCCAGAGCTCGTCTTTCCAGCTATCTGCAGAAGCATCCATTGCTTTCTCTTCCCAGTTCGCATCACTCTGCACTCTTTTTACCTGTGCTTCTATCTTTGCTACTTCTAGCTTTTGTTTTATCTCTGCTTTCTTCTGCCTACCCTTCAACCATGTTCCTGCTAGGTTTGCTATTGGGCTTAAAAATTGTAACATGTTTACTCCTATGAAAATTGTCTATTTGCAAATCTTTGCATTGCTATTTCGTATTCTTCTTGTGATGTAAAATATTTTCTTTCTCCTGTATTAGGATCATAAATAGAGGGATTACCTACAAATGCTCCAGAAGACAGCCATCTTTCTATCATTTCGGCACCACTTTGAGAACCATTTTTATAAGGGCTTACATCTATTCTAGAAAGATACTGCCAGTTAGATTGTCCCTGTGGAAATTTTTTAGGGTCTAAAGAAACACCAAACTCTTTCATATAATTATTTATAAATTTAACAGCTGAATCTGTATGTTGTTTAGCCTGTGATGGATTAAAACCATTATATTGCCAAGTCATGCTATGAGCTAGCTGTCCTGTCTCTTGATCGTACTTAATTTCAGAACCACCCATACCCGGTTTTGGTTTACCTCTTCCAAATCTGAAGAAAGATTGTGCTACACTTGCTGCTGTCAAAGCTAAAGCAATTCCCGGCTGTCCTGCCATAGTAGCATACGCTATACCTGCATTTAAACCTGCCTGTATGTAATCTTCTTCTTTGAATGCCTCAAAAGCATTTATAGCAGCCATTGCTGCACCTACACCCTGAGCAACTTTTCCAAAAGTTTCTTTAGCAGTGGCAGAAGCTGCTTTACTAGCATCAATAAAACCTTGACCTGCAGCCACCTGACCTTGTGCAACAGCTGTTGACGGTGCTATAGTAGTAGCACCAGTTGTAGCATCTCTTGCTAATACCCCACTAGCATCTGGTATGCCCATTCCACCACCGGTCATAGTTTGATAATAAGATTGTGGATTTCTTATATAAGCCATGCCGTCCATAGAATTACCAAATAATCTATTAGACAAATATTTACCACCTAATTTGCCTAAATCGGATGCGTAAGGAATTACAGCTTCATCAGTGGCAACATTTACAGCTAATTCTTTTGCAAAATTTCTATAGTCTGCATCTGTATATTCAAAAGGACTTTTATTATTTCTTTCTCCATAATCCTTCATTCTTTCTTTTAGTTTTGATTTTACATAAGTAGAAACATCAGGCCCACCTGTAGCTAATATAGAAGGACTCAACACAGAATCCGTGTCTACGTTAAAATCCATGGCTGTAAAATCTTTTAATTTCAAATCTGGTTGAGAAGTAAATAACTCGCCTGCACCGCCTTCTCTAGCAATAGCATCTCTTGCTTTTTTTTCTTGTTTTCTTCTTTCTTCTATTTGAGCAGGGTCAGTAAATGGAGATATAATTGCAGATACATCTGCACCAGCAAATTGATCACTACCTCCTCTTACGGATATTGGAGGTGCTTCTGGCACAGTTTCTTGAACTGTTGTAACTTTATAAGCAGGATCAATATCTTTTTGAGTTAGGAAAGCTGATTGCTCTCCTAAATCACTACCAGAAGTATTTACCTCCGTATCTAAAAACCCTGTCTGCTCTATTGCCATTATTTCTTTTTATCTTCCTTTTTCATCTGATCAAAATTATTCTTCAAGTTGAGGAGCATTGCCAGCAAACTGGCTTTCCCCTGCAGTCGGTACAGCTCCAGTTCCGATTGTGCCGTTACCAGCCCCTGTAAGGTCTGAAGGTTGAGCCCCTGAAGGAGCTTCTGTAGGGCTTCCCATACCTGTGGGTTGTTCACTACCGGGGAGAGCTGCTTCAGCACCTCCTGATTGTTGTTCTGTTGGTTGTTGGGCATTTTGCATTCCTTTCAGCATTTCTGCGTATATTTGAGCTTGGTTAATATCATTGACTAAACTGTCCGGATCAATATCTTGTGAGATAGCTAGTTCTTTTATAAGATTAGGAATCTTAATGAACGGAGCTAACATTGGGTTTACCACTGTCTGTAGTAGCATTGTCAGTCTTTGTGAACGTACTTCTTTCTGCATTACAGAAGACACACCTTTTGGTTTGATCTCTAAGTCTCCTACAATGTCAGGCTGTTCATCGTTAAACTGCATGTTCCACTGAAATAGTGATTCTCCCAACGGTTTCAAAAGATGATCATCCATGTTTTTAATCACCGTTTTTATGGATAAGCCAGCCGAACCTAACAACATTGATAGGCCAGCTGCTGTTCTGCCTGTGCCACTAACGCCTGTCTGCCCATGCATAATACTGGGAATCCCAGTCTCTTCATCAGCCAACTGTCTAGCTTTATCATACATCTGTATGTTTTCACCAGCGGTATTAGGGAACTTAATACCATTCACTGCTGTTCCTGTAACGCCAGACTGTCTTCTGAATATCTTACCCGGAAATATATCGTAATTCTGTCCGGGAACTAATGATGTTTCATCTATATCAAATACTAAATTACCTGCAAGTGTCAAGTTATCAATAGCCATTCTTACATGACCATTCATTAACATCTGTGCATCTTCCATGTTCTCTGGTACTCCAATACCCCACACTTGATAAGGGCTTATTTCATATGGAAATACCTGATATGGTATTCTGTGAGGTGTAAATGGGTTGATTACAGCACGTAATACCTGATTACCACATATCCATGCATTTATCTGTACTTTACCCAATGGGTCTACATCGCCTACATCTTTTCCTATCTGTTGAAGAAAAGATACGTCTACAGCACCCCAATACTCTAATACTTCATATCTTTCGTTTGCAGCTCTTGATAGATACTCATCATCTCTAATTAAACTCTCGAAATATTTATCTACGTAGTTTCCACCACCTGTCAACACAGTTCTGATGGCATCAGGGTCGAACATTGGCATGTCCATAAGACCACGAAGCTGTTCTCTGTTCATCCTGTGTCTTTGTATTACATAATCTGCATCGTGTATATTCGTTGCTATAGGGTCTGGGTATAAATCCCAGCAAGATACAGATTCTATTCTTGGTACATCTCTATAATACGGTGAGTATACTCTTTCACCATTGTCGTCTTTTTGCCATTTATGTACCGTTTTCGTATGTGTAAAAGGGCCTTTTACGATACCTGTGCCTAATAATACAGACTCAAATATAGAGTTTCGTAATGTAGTTACAGCGTTGGATTCTGTTAACTGATCGTGTATAACCTTCTCCATACGCAATGCTGCCTCCTGTGCAGGAGATATTTGTGGTTCTCCCATTAGAGAAGGCCCTTGTGCTATCGGTGCACCTTCATATTTTTCTTTCAGACCACCTAAATAGTCTGGTTCTGTGGCTTGAGTAGCTCCGGGTGGCATCTCTCTGCCATCTCCTTCAAACCCATAGGGACTTTTCATTTCATCTATTGGTGTTTTCAAATGTGCAAACTCAGTTATACCTTCAGGTACAGGTGTAGATTCCACGGTAAGTGGAAACTTTTTGTTTGCAAATAAGATATCTACTATCTGCCCGTAGGCAGCCAACACTTTAGTTTTGGTTATTTTTATGAATACTTTAGACTTTTCAGTGTCTGTATACTGTGTACTAGAGTCGTATACACCTCTGAAGTTCTTATAAGCCTTCAGCCAGCGTTCTTCATGAACTAATCTACCGTTTTCTGCCTCTCGCTGATAACCATTGATTAAACCTACAAGTCCCGGAGCTTGACCTTCATCAAGTTCTGTAGATACGTCTACAGGATCACTCATCTATTAACCCTCTGTGCCTTGATAGCCTTGCTTCTGTGTCTGCCCCATGATGTAGCCTGCATCGCCCATGTGTCTATT